GCATCAGTAACAGCTTTAACTAAATCTGCATTTTCTGGATCTGCAGCCTGTGCATCTTTAGCTGCTTGTAAAGCACCCATTGAATCAGAATAGTTTTGTTGACTTGTATTCAATGATGTTTGTGCTTCTCGTACAGCTTGTATTTCAGGGCTTTGATTGACTAACTCCTGCATACGTGTGTTGTACTGGTCAGCTTGTTCTTGATTGGTAGGGCTGTCAAAGCCTAACTCTCTAGATACCTGACGTTGTAAAGATTGCTCAGCAGTTCGAGCAGATTTTGATACTGTACTATTTTGAAAATCCTCAAAAGACTGTCTTAAAGGGTCTGTACTTCTTATTTCTCTCGGTACAGGCATACTAACTTCTCTCTGTACAGGCACACCAGCTGCAATCTGTACAGGCGGGCCAAGTTCTCTCTGTACAGGCCTAGACACGAGTGGGTTTTCTGGTCTAGGAAGAGGTACAGGGGTACTTGAAAATGGGTTTTGTGGTCTAGGAGGAGCTATAAGGCCACTTGAAAATGGGTTAGCAGGTCTATCACGCTGTGGTTCTGCTTTGGCTTGCTTGGCATTAGATGCACCCAAAGCAGCCTTATTAGCAGCATTGAACCTGTCTATCTCTAATCCACCCTCTGCATAGCTTTTTATATAGCCACCTTTGTTTAGGGCCATCTGAGCTTTTTCTGTCATCATACCAACACGAGAAGCAGCAGCAGGGCTAGAAGCTAGAAACTTCTTTTGCTCATCTGCTTGCATACCTGCCATTTCAGGTACAATCTTACCTAGTTGATCTGGTGTAAATCCTGCAAAACGTTTTGCCATCTATCTTATCCTTATTTGCCTACTTGCATCCAAACAGCAGTAGTTATGAATGTTAGTATTGCAACTGTACCTAATTGTACAAGTGTTTTCCATATACTTTTTTTAGTGTCTCGCCACGAGTCTAATAAGCTGCGTAGCTCTTTAATGTCATTTGCTGCATCTAAATCAGATAAACCCAACTCACACAAAGCCTGTTTAGCGCCTTTTTTAGCGGCTCTATCAAGCATAGCCTCAAGCTTCTCTGGGGTCAAGGTATTCATTATGTGTTTATCTCGTAATACGTTACAAATACAGCCCCAGAAGCTCCAGTGCCAGTAGATCCAGCACCATTTTCCCCAGCAGATCCACCTGACCCAGCGCCATAGACAGCACCCGCCCCTGATGCACCCGCTGCTCCATTATTATCACAAGCAGCGAAACCGCCTCTAAATGTAGCGGTTACATCAGAACCCCACTCAGAAGGTTTTGTAGGGGCAGGTGTTGCAGCGGTATTAGCTCCATCCCCTAATAAACCGTTTTCACCACCACTACCTAAATTAGGAGATCCACCACCACGAGCAAACTCATCGTCACTGCCTACTTGTATTCCTACACTCCTACCGCCTGTATAGTTAGATTCACCACCGGAGCCAGTACCCGCCTTGGAAGATGCACACTGCCCCCAATGTGAGTGGGAGGTAGTAGATGTAGCCTCACCTACGGGTGATGTAGAAGTAACGTTCTCATTCACCAATCCTTGCCTGCCACCAAAACCTCTTGATCCACCTGTAGCAGAAATAGTTGTACCAGATCCATTGGGGTTGAAAGTTGTCGTACCACCATTTCGACCTGATATAACTGTTCCAATACCCCCTGTATGTGATACACCACCGCCGCCTGCACCAATACTGACACTAGCAGAAGTTATGCTATGATCTACAACAGAGTATCTACGATAGGCTGTACCACCTGCAGCGCCACCAGAGGCAACCTTTTCACGACCACTATCAGTAGAATGTGCCCCGCCAGAACCACCACCACCAACAGCCCATACATTGTATTGAACGCAACCTGACTGTGCGGGTGTCCAAGTACTACCCAAGCTTGCGATATAGTTACTATTTACCGTTTCTGTAATGCCTTTCTTCTTGAGTACCCTGTTCTCACTGCGATAATCAGAGAAGGACAAAGTTTGTGTATATAAAGGAACACTGCTAGGTACAGCAGTATCCGTTCCACTAAGATTTAAACCTAAAGACACAGACCCTGATTTACCATAGTAGTCACGCAACTCACTCATAGATATTGAGCCAGAGGCATGACCAAAGTTATCTAGTGAGGTAATAGTCATTACTAACCCTTCTTAAGCTCTTCTACTTCTGCTTTTAACTCTTTTACGGCTTCAATAAGAACACCCACTAAGTTACCGTATGCAACAGATAGATACTCATCATTTTGCATTACAACCTCTGGCATGACTTCTTGCATCTCTTGTGCAATAACACCTGTACCCTGCTTACCATCTTTATGATAGGTAACACCACGCATTGCTGCAACTTTATCTAACGCACCATCAATGGTTTGAACATTGTCTTTAAGTCTAGCATCTGAGAAGGCTGTGATGTCACCTGTAGCAGTGAAAGCACCATTATCATTAAAAGTAAATCTAGTAGTAGTACCATCACGAATGTAGAAATTACCAATACCACTATTTAAGTCCATATACATATGTGCGCCGTTACAGAAAAACTCAGCATCATTAGATGTACCAAAGCTGGCTATGACATTATCGTTAAAACGTAACGTACCTGTCATTACATCCCCTGCAGAAGCAGTAAAGCGTGAGTCAGATTCAGTTTCAGTATAGTAACGACCATCGTGAGTATGACTATCATTAACTACCGCTACAGTAAGAGTAGCATCACCTAAATTAGTAAGGGTACAGTTACCTGTAGCATCTCCCCCTAAAGTTATTTTAGGGTCAGGTACTCCTGTAAGTGAACTGTGGGCTAGACTTCCCTGCAAGGTAGTTGCTTCAAGAGTGCCTACTTTAAGCCTCTGTCCAAAAGTAGACCATTCATCTTCTGACTCATCCCAAGCGAAAGTCACATCACCTGCTGAACCTCTTTCAACACGAATACCACCATCTTGTGTAGGAGTGCCTGTATGATTAGAGTTTAGATTAATAATGTTATCTGCTAGGTTAATAGTCTCCGTATTAACAGTGGTAGTTGTTCCTGAAACAGTTAGGTTACCTGCTACTGTAAGATTATTAAACTCTACATTACTGTTTGTTGCAACAGCCTGACCAATAGATACAGTAGGTGTAGCATTTTCCCCTGAGTTACCTGATAGAGAAACACCTGTACCTGCTACAAGACTACTCACGTAAGAGCCTGTAGTATCTGTACCCAAAGCTACTTTATTTGATCCTATAGTAGTTGCAATACTAACATTGCCCAAGTTCGTCATGGTTGCACTACCAGTAACATCCCCTGTTAAAGTAATTGTAGGGTCATTTACATTAAAGTCTAAAGTACCATCAGTATCTACGTATGAAACAGATATACCGCTTTCAGTATTGCCTGCAACCATCCCGCCAACAGTATCTTCGATGTATTCTGCAATTGTTTTGCTGTCTACATTTACAGTACCTGAAAAACTAGCTGCCCCTGTTACACCTAGTGTACCACCCAAAGTAGTATTACCTGTCACCCCTAACGTACCGCCTGCAGAGATGTTGTTAAATGTAACATTACTGGTTGTTGCAACAGCCTGACCAATAGAAATCTCCGGCGACCAACCTTCACCTGCAGTACCTGATATAGAAACACCTGTACCAGCCGTAGCACCTGCTACATAGTTACCTGTAGTATCTGTACCCAAAGCTACTTTATTTGATCCTATAGTGGTAGCGATACTAACGTTACCAAGATTAGTCATAGTACCAGTGCCTGTAACATCACCTGTTAAAGTAATGACAGGATCTTTAGTAAGACTAAAATCTAAAGTGCCATCCGCACTTTGATAAGTAACAGATAGACCTGCCTCAGTATTACCTTGAACCATACCCCCTACAATATCTTGAACACGGTCTGCCTTTAAAGATACTGCACCTGACGCAACACTAAAATCTGCATCTGCAAAAGAGGCAATACCTTTGTTTGATATTGTTGCATTTTCACCAGAGATAGAACCACCACTAATATTTATACCTTCACCGGGTGTAAAGTGAGCGCGTGTCTCTGTAGCAGAAGGGCCTGTATAGGTTAGAACCCCTGTACTGTTATTATAAGAGAAGCTACCATCACCACCACCATCTATTGCAGAAAAGTGTGCTCTAGTTTCTGCTGCGCTTGGCCCTACATAAGCAATAACACCCGTAGCAGATGTGTAAGTAAGGGAGCCATCACCACCACCATCTGTAACTGACATAGAGTTTCTAGCACGAGCAGATGTAAAGTAGATGTTTGAGGAGCCTTCAGTTAATGCATCTGTATCGTGATTAGATATATCAGAGATTATACCTGTAACATTGCCTGCTAAGTTACCTGCAAAGCCAGTAGAGGCATTAATAGTAGTACCTGATATTGCGGCTTGCGCGTTTGCCCCAATAACCGTTGCATCAATGTTACCGCCATCAATATTTACTGAAAAGGCTTGTAAGTCATCAATATTTGCAGTACCGTCAATATATAAATCTCTCCACTGCTTGGAAGCTGTTCCTAAATCTTGCGCAGAACCATCAGGAATTAGACTACTCGTAATGTCGGCACCAAAAGAAACTGAGTCTGTATCTGCGTCACCAAAAGTAAGGTTTCCATTAATGGTAGCATTACCCGTAACCGAAAGATTACCGCCAATAGAAAGATCAGAGGATGCTGTTACAATCCCTGTAAGAGTAGTAGTCTCATCAACAACTAATGTATCTGTCTTAACAGTACCATCAAAGAAGGCGTCTTTATACTCAATAGAGGCTGTGCCTAGATCTAGTGTGTTTGTAGTTTTTGGATTGACCGTAGTAGCAGAAACTACCAGATCCTGACTTGGGCCAACCTTTGTAATAGGAGAACCTTCACCTGCAGTACCATCATGCTTGTGACCTGAAGAGGCATTAAAAGCACTCTCTACTGCATTGTACTCTGCATCAAAGTCATCTGCGTCAATAACGTTACCATTGGCAATGTTGTTTGCAGTATCCTGTCTTGTGTAACCTGCCATTTCGTTTCCTTACTGTCTATCTTCTTGGCTATATTCAAATAAAGCCGTGTCGAGTGTAAAAGTTGGGTTAGTAGAAAAGTCTTCAAATCTAAGTGCTACAGTCTTACCAGAGCCAACCACATTAGTAGGATAAACTTTATCAAGCTCCCCACCAAAAGTAGAAGGTGTGAAAAGCTCATTATCTTCGTTATAGAACGGGCCTGCTTGATCTGGATAAGATAACCAAGGGCCGTTGGGTGATGTTAAAAGAGAGTTATCAGCAATTCTGTTAGACGATGCAAACTTAGAGTTAGATGCACCAAAGATAAAAACAGAGGAGCCAGTACTGGCTACAGATTGTGTTGCAGGTTGCAATACTTGATTACTACTGCCTGTAGAAAAATCGTACTTAAGGTTTAGTGCCAGATCCATATTACCTGTAGGTTCTGCATAAAGCGTCACTTTATAAAAGGTCTTTCTAACTTGAGGATCTGTTATCGGCATGTAGGGAGATTCATAGATCGCTTCTATAGGCAACCCATTAAAAGATGCCCCTGACTCCATCACATAAATGTAACCATCTTCATTTGCAAAAGCTAAAGTCTCTTGTGTAGTGTTGTATCTACTATCTGCAACAAAAGCTTTAATGCCTTTAGTAGTAGACCAAGCCATACCCTCTGCACCTTGAGAGGTAAATTTAGTGGCAATTAAACCTTTAGCAGCCTCTTCCTGTTCAGAGGTTACATAAGCAAATATTCTATATTGAGCTTTCTCTTTTAGAACTACAGAGCAAAAGGTAGATGTCTGAGATAAAAAAGTTGTAGCGTCTTTAGCTATTACATCAGAAGCAATGTCTAATCCAAAGTCACCAATACGATCTGTCGCACTTAGTAGGCGAATGCCATCAGGAGCAAGATACATAATATCACCCCCAACTTCCTGAATAGTATCTCCGTTGATACAACCGATACGATCTGTAATAGGCGATAGGTTCCAATCAGCAATACTACTACCTGTAAGTCTTTTTATTGAATCTTCTGTAAAAATAATTAACTGATCTCTAAATACTGCTAAACCTGTTATATTACTAGCAACATTAATAGATCCTGCACCCAACCCCGTATCAAAATCATCTACAGTGAAAGGTGATGTGAAGAATACGGTATTACCTTTAGCATAAAAGGCATGATTTTTAAATATAGCAACATGCTCTGCCCCTAAAACATCAGTACTATTTGAAGATGTCATAAAGGTAAGGGTGTTTCCAGATGTATTGTATATAGCAGGAAAGTTAGTACCATCAACAAAAACTACTTTGTCTGTACCCTCTAAATTATATAATACGTGTCTGGCCTTACCACCATTAGTAGCAGCACTGGTAGCCATGCTATTCCAATTAGTACCCGTACCATAATAGTATTGCGTAAAGTTATTGGCATTTTTTCGAGCTACAACAATTCTACCTGAACTTATAACTTTAACTGACAGGATAGACCCAGAACCGGGTACTTCTGTGGTACTATACTTTTCAAAGCCTCTTATCTTTGAGTAACCACCCTCTTTATTGGCCTCAAAGTTTTGCAATATAGTAGCAGAACCAATGGCATTAGTACCATGCTGCAAAGGACTAAGATTGGACATAAGCCCACCCTTAAACTCAACAGGAAATGTTTGCCATTGTGTAGCCATTAGAAATGTACTCTCGAATCTCTTACATAATCTGTTCGATTAACGTGTAAACTACGTAAGTTTTTTAGGCCCTTATCAAAACTCTGTAAGGCCAACTGTGCTGCTTGCATGTCACTTCTGAACTGGTAAACGTAATGCATAGCACCATCAATAATTAAATATCTGTACTGCTCTGGTAGGTTAGGAACATCTAGAGCATTTTGTAAATCATGGGCTAGTCTGTAATATTCATATACTAATTCGTAATCTTTATCAGGTGTTGGATATAAAACAAATTCTCTACTAGGTGTACGTGCAACAACACTAGGCACACCTCTTATGCTTGAATCAGAGTTATACTCAATATCAACATACTTGTCAAGCCATTCTTCATAAACCATGTTCTTAACTCTACGTGTTTCTACGTTTAAAGAGTTATTTCTTTTTATACGGAAGGTGTTTAGATTCAAAGTTTTAGCATCGTAAGGGAAGCTATACCTAGTTTGCCCTGTAGTTAAAACCTCTGTCTCTTCTACATGGTTCCAAGGCCATTCAAACTCTTCTTGGTTAATGTGTCTTATGGCACTGTTTACCGCGTCTTTAGCAAAACTGTAAAAACCTGTTGTAGAAGTAAAATTACTAGCAGAAAGCTCTACTTCATTTAACCTACGACATACATCATTAGTTAAGCCTAAATAGTTATAAGCCATTATTACTTCTCCTGAATACGTAAGTGAATGTCTCTCTCGTACTGTAGACCCTCACCCGAAGTTATCTGACACACAACAACATAACGTACATTAACTGTACCTAGACTAAACCTAGCTGTAGCCACTTTACCGCTTATAGTGGCTTGGACAAACTGCAGATTATCAACCACTTGAGCATCACTCAATTGAACTTTAGCACCCGTTGAATCTTTAATAAACCAGACAGCAGCAGAAAGAGTATCATCACCTAAAAGGCGTGACCAATCTACGCTATAGTCTAATATTTCATCAGGGTCTTTATCAGGCCATTTATACGCCATTTAGTATCCTTACGCTGCTATATAAACAACATTATTGTTTAGTATGTTATTAATTACCACTGTACGATATTCATGTTTTACATGTACTGTTCTGTCTTCAAAATAGTCCACAATATATACTGTATTATCTTCTGGTGCTATGTAGGCTTTTTTATCTCTATTAAAACCTGTTAAGTATAATACACGAGATCTTTCATACGAATCTGCAATGCTTTCATAATCAAACCTAACACCCGTAGGTACAAATACACCTGTATCAAACCCGCTAAGTATAGACGTTAAATCAACATGAGCAAGACCTCTAGCTGTTTCTAAACCAACAAACCCTGTTGAAGAAGCAGATGTAGGTGTTGCGTTTGCTGGCCCTAAAACACTATCAAATGTGTTTAGTGTTGTAACTAATTGATTGCTATCTGTAAGTATATTTGCTTTCGCACCGAAGTCAATGCCTAGATTAAATACAGAGGTAGCTGCACTAGGTGTTATAGTAGCTTTTGCTATAGTGTTTAAGTTATTAAAGGCAGAACTAACAGACACACTATTAGTAGTTATATTCGCTTTTGCATCAAAGTCAACGTCTGAGATAGCAAAGTTGCTTGATGTAGTACTTATTACTATATTAGAATCTGCAGAAAAGCCAATACCTAAACTAAATAAGGCTGTAACAGAGGAAGTAGCTACATTAGATTTTGCATCGAAAAGTAAAGCTTCTACATTGGTATTAGAGATTGAACTGTTTAATGTTTTAAATGCTTTTGCATCAAAAGAAAGAGTACCTGCATTAAAAGTAGAAAGTGCTGAAAACGTTGTAATATTAGATTTAGCATCAAATAAAAGGTTGCCTGCAACCCCTGCGTAAGGGTCTGAATATAGAAAACCAAAAGCTCTTAAGTTAGTACTAGATTGAGCTATAGGTACTTCTGATATAGCAGAAAAACCTAGCATTTAGCTGAACCAAACCCCAACGACCCTAACTTTTTGGCCTGTAAGCCGTAAGTCTGCGCCTGTATTTCTATGAGCAATTTCTGTTAGCATAACGCCTGCGTTCATAGCGTAGCCTATTGTTGTTGAATTGCCCCAAAAAGTTAGCATACGGTCATCTTCATCTCTTTCAAAAAGGTTTGTAATTTTAATCGAATCGCCTACCGCAAATCCATGTTGGGCAGTCGTAATTTGTAACTCTGCATAGACAAAATCTGGAGTGCTACCTTGTCCATGACTATACTGTAAGGTAAGTGCGGTTGTAGCAGTAGAAAAACCAGATTTAACAACAGTAACACCATTAGTAATATTTGTTAATTCCCTACTGTTATTTAAGACCGTTGTACCGTTTATCTGATAGGCCATCTTCGCGTCCTCTCACTATTAGATTTTCATGGATTGGATTTCAGCTTTCAAATCATTGATCTGATCTTGCTGTTCTTTGATCGCCTCAATCAGCAGGCCGACCATGTTGCCGTAAGCTACGTTTTTAAATCCCGTTTCTGGATTTTGACGAACTGCCTCTGGCAAAACCTTTTCAACGTCTTGAGCAAT